CACAAGACTCGTAACTGACTACTATGAGAGTGAAACAATGAACGATTTTCTTGATAATCTAGCTAATGATCAGCATCAAAAGATGCTTCGTGAAATTGCTAATGATGATTTGACACCTAAAAAGAGCGATTCTAAGACTCAGAATGAACTTTATGAGAAAAATCGTGATAATAATGGTACAGAACCCACTTATGGTCAGATTTCTGAGTAGAAGGTATAAATAAATTCAGAAAAATCTACCATTTCAATGCCTAGCAAGAGGGTTTCAAGAGCATTTAAGGATATTAGTTTCTCATTTGACCCACATCCTGTGACGAAAGACCTTCCTGTCTTGATTAATGAGCGTGCTATTGTGCGCTCAGTTCGTAATTTAGTCGAAACAATACCAACAGAGCGATTTTTTAACTCTGATTTGGGGTCCGATATTCGTAGAAGTCTCTTTGAGTTCGTTGATGTCGGTACTGCACGTATTGTTCAAGACCAAATTACGGAAACAATTCAATTTTATGAAGATAGAGTTGAAAATATAGAAGTTCAAGTCGATCCAAGACCTGATAATAACAGTTTTGATGTTAATGTATTCTTTGACATTGTAGGTCAAGATTTTCCACCTCAAGCATTTTCATTCATATTAGAGGCAACACGATAAGATATGCCTTTTACACAGTTTACTAACCTAGATTTCGATCAAATTAAGGTTCAGATCAAAGATTATCTCCGTGCAAATTCAAATTTTACGGATTTTGACTTTGAAGGATCTAATTTTTCAGTCCTAATCGACACTCTTGCGTACAATACTTACATTAGTGCGTTTAATGCGAACTTAGTTGTCAATGAATCCTTCTTGGATGGTGCAACAGTTCGTGAGAATGTGGTTTCACTGGCAAGAAACATTGGTTACATACCTCGCTCTAAAAGCGCCGCTAAGGCACACGTAACATTCAGTGTACCTACCACTACCACTAGTGATTTTATCACGCTTGAAGCAGGTTTAGTGTGCCTTGGAAGGCAAGATAACACTTCATATCGCTTCTCAACCCCACAAGATATCACTGCCTCTGTCATAAATGGGCAAGCACAGTTTGGAACTCCAGAAAAACCCATTGAAATTTGTCAGGGTTCATATTTAACAAGACAATTCTTAGTTAATACCTCTGTTGATCAAAGATTTATCCTTGATAATCCAAATATTGATACATCTACAATCTCTGTTTTTGTAAAAGGGATCAATGATACTGGTTTAGGTCTGGAATATAAGAAAGTTGACAATATTTTAAACATTGATAAGAATTCTGAGATCTTCTTACTGCAAGAAGTACAAGATGAGCATTATGAACTCTTGTTTGGTGATGGATATTTTGGAAAAGAGGTAGAAAACAACGCAGTTATCACTGTTAGGTACATTGTTACCGATGGTGCGAGTGGAAATGGTCCTTCAGTCTTTGATTTTCAAGGAAATTTCGTAGATCAGTCTAATATTAGGGTCATTCCTACTGCATCTGTGCCCGTAACTACCATTGAGAAGGCGCAAAACGGCGGTGAAATTGAAAATGTGTCCTCTATCAAGTATTTTGCTCCAAGACTCTACTCAGCACAATACAGAGCGGTTACATCAAGAGACTATGAGGCGATTATTCAGTCAATTTATCCAAATACAGACTCTGTTGCAGTAGTTGGTGGTGAAGAATTGTCTCCACCGCAGTTTGGAACTGTTCAAATCAGCATCAAACCAAAAAATGGCACATATGTTTCCGATTTTGACAAGCAAAATATCCTCAATAAGTTAAAACAGTACTCAATTGCAGGTATTAACCAAAAGATTATTGATCTTAAGGTACTTTATGTTGAACTTGAGTCAAATGTCTACTACAACTCGGCACAAGTCTCCAATGTTGACGACTTGAGAACAAATATTATTGATAGTTTGACAAAATATTCCAAAGATATTGATATGAACCGCTTTGGAGGTCGCTTTAAGTATAGTAAGATACTTCAATTGATTGATCGTGTTGATAATGCAATCACTTCTAATATCACTAAGGTAAAAATTAGAAGAGATATGAAGGCATTGATTGGTCAATTTGCACAGTATGAGATTTGCTTTGGTAATAGGTTCAATGTAAAACCAAATGGACTTAATATCAAGTCTACTGGATTCAAAATCTCTGGTGAAAGTTCAATTGTGTATTTCACAGACGTTCCGAATGCAGACTTGATGAAAGGAGTTATTTCTGTAGTCAAAGTCAACTCTAACGGTGAAAGAGTTATTGTTGCAAAAGATGCAGGTGTTGTTGACTACATGAAAGGAGAAGTCATTCTCAATACTTTAAATATTGTGGAAACTGAGAAACCTAACAATATAATTGAGATTCAAGCATTCCCAGAATCAAACGATGTTGTTGGTCTAAAAGATCTATATCTTTCTTTTAGCATTTCAAATAGCGAGATAAATATGATTAAAGACGTTATCGCTTCTGGCGAGGACATTTCTGGGGTATCTTTCACAAGAGATTACTATACTTCAAGTTATTCAAACGGAGATCTAGAGAGGAAATAAAATATGTCTCATTTTGAGAAGAGAGTGCAACTCAATAAAATTATTGAGAGCCAACTTCCAGAATTTTTAGTTGCAGACTTTCCAAAAGCTGTTGAATTTTTCAAGCAATATTATCTGTCTCTGGAGCACCAGGGAGGAAATGTTGATCTTATTGATAATCTTGATCGTTACATCAAGTTAGATAATCTTATTCCTGAGGTTGTCGTAGGCAAAGTATCTCTCTCATCAGCAGTATCTAAATCCGACACCGTTATTAATGTAACATCAACTGTTGGATTCCCAGATGAGTACGGTTTGTTACAAATTGGAGATGAAATTGTAACATATACGGATAAAACTGAAACTTCATTCACTGGTTGTGTTCGTGGTTTTAGTGGAATCACTGGATATGATGTTGGTATCTCTAGTGTTTTTAGTAATGTAAATAAGCAAAATATTACATTTAGAGATTCTGCAGCTGCCGATCATAATCAGACAGTAGTTGTTAAAAATCTTAGTGTTTTATTCTTACAAGAATTTTATAAGAAGTTAAAGAGAACTTTTACTCCTGGTCTTGAGGAGTATGATTTTGTTTCTGATTTGAATGTTGGAAACTTCATCAAACATGCAAGAAATTTTTATCAATCTAAAGGTATTGCAGAATCAATCAAGATTCTGTTTAAGGTCTTATATGGTGCTGAAGCAACTGTAATTGATCTTGAAAATAGACTTATTAAACCTTCTTCTGCAGAATACATTAGAAGAGAGATTGTCATAGCGGAAAATGTATCTGGCAATCCATTCAAACTGGAAGGTCAAACAATATTTAAATCAAATGATCTCAATACAAATGCATCTGTATCTAATGTTGAGATCTTTACTAGAAATCAAAAAACATTCTACAAACTTGGATTGTTTGTTGGATATAATGATAGAGATTTAGTTGAAGGAATTTTTAGAATTCCTGGGGCATCAAGATCTTTAGAACCAGTCAATGTAAATGATACTGTAATTAGTGTTGACTCTACAATTGGATTTGGTCAGACAGGAACAATAATTTCTGGAAGTAATAGAATTGACTATACATCAAAGAGCATCAATCAGTTTTATGGATGCACTGGGGTTACATCTAAGATAGAACTAAATGATCTTGTTAGAGAAGATGAAACTATCTTTGGATATGAAGATGGTGATACTGAGAGTAGATGTGATATGCGAATCACAGGTGTTCTCTCCAAGTTCACTGCATTAGAAGATATCCCTCTTATAGAAGAGGATGAGCATATTTCGGTAAGAAATGTTGGTGAAGTTATCTTCAATCCTCCTAATAATAAGACTCAACTAGAAACATTTGCAAATTCTTGGATTTACAATACTAGCACAAGATTTGAAGTTGACTCTGTTGTAGGTTCAGTATTCACACTAAAATCTGATATTGATAAGTCAAGTCTAAAGGAAGGTGATTTTGTAGAGGTTCTTATTGGTGATAGTCAACAGGTTATTGTTCCCAATCCATCTTCTACAAATTCCTCTTTTGCTCAAGTCTCCAATATAAATGCAAGTTCTAAGGAGGTCACACTTTCTAATACGGGAACATTTGTTGCTGATCCATCTAGGGATTATAGTATCAGAAGAAAACTTGTCAAATCAAAGAGTTCTGGAGTTATCATATCTGTTGGTAATGATGTTTATATTGCTAATGCACTAAACATCTACACTGATGACAAGCAAGAATTTGGTTATCTTGCTTCAAATTCATTACCTGGATATTCTATTCCAAGTAATATTGTAGAGTCTTCAATACCAGATGGAACTGTTTCTAATTTAGGAGATTTTAGTTCATTCTTTAAGAGTTATGGTTCTATTAAATTCTCTGGACCAGTTGATTTTAGAGATGGTGATGAAATTAAATATACTGCCACAAACCAGTTATCTGGATTAGTTTCTGGTGAGTATTACTTTGTAAAACTAATTGCACAAAATGAGATTAGAATTTACTCATCTAAGTCAACACTAGGTGGAAATGAATTTGTAAGAATTGGACCAAATAATAATCCTGGAGTTCATAATTTTACATTAAGGCGTCACGAAAATAGAGAACTTTCTAGTAATAATATTTTGAGGAAGTTCCCACTTTCTCAGAACAATATTAAAATTCAAAGTGAAAATAGAGGATTTGGTAATGTTGGTGTATTAGTTGATGGTGTAGAAATCTCTGGTCCAGCATCTAGAGATAAAATCTATTATGGTCCTATTGAAGAATTTGAAGTTCTTAATGGTGGAAAAGAATATGATGTAATTAATCCACCTCAAATTACAATTTCTACTGGAGCAGGATTAACAGCATATGTTGAACCAGTTATTGAGGGAAGTGTAAAAGAAGTTTTTGTTGATCCCCAAGATTTTGATTTCCAAGAATTTTTATCAGTTTCTTTAACTGGTGCAAATGGATCTGGTTGTTCACTTGAACCTATTGTCGGACAAAGATTTAGAGAAATAAGTTTTGATAGTCGCAATCTGACTCTCGGTGGTGGTATTGATATTGATAATGAGACAATTACATTCACTAAGAATCATAATCTTGCAGATGGGCAGCATATCATTTACAACCATAATGGAAATGATCCAATCTCAACTGGAGATCCTTATGATCCAAATAACTTAGTAACTGGCAGTCTTGCTATTGGTGATGAATATGTTATAAGAATTGTAAACACTAGCACTATTAGATTATTCAAAAATGATATTGATGCATTCTCTGGTATAACGGGAATTAATACTATTGGATTGTCAACAGCAACAACTGCAGCTGGAATCCATAAGTTTAGAACTTTATCTCAGAATAATTTAAGAGCAATCAAAGTATTGAATGGTGGTTCTGGATATACTCACAGAAAACTTAGAGTTAAATCATCCGGTATCTCTACTGAGTATAATACAATTTATTTTGATAATCATGGATTTAAAACAGGAGAAGTTGTTACATATGAAACCACTGGAACTGAAGTAGTTGGTCTTTCCACACTTAACAGATATTCTATCCAGAAACTTACCTCAAATAGTTTTAGACTTATTAATGTGGGTGTTGCTGGTACATTCACGTCAGATTTGATTAAAGGAAAACATATCAAGTTTGATTCTACCGGAAGTGGATATCAAATATTCCAATATCCAGAGATCAGAGTAGATGCTAATGTTTCGTTTGGTGGAACTACTGGAACATTCTCATTTACTCCTGTAATCACTGGTAAAATAATTGATGCATACTTGTATGAGTCTGGTACTGGATATGGTTCAACCACACTCGATTTGCATAAAAAACCACTGATTAATATCAGCAAGGGTAAAAATGCCCAAGTTA